AGACAATACAACGACGACCAAAAACATGATGTAGAAATATCCGCAAATCGTCTCGTTTGAAATCCCCTGAGTCAACTGAGTTTCGGTTTTACTGGCGTCGGACATTTATCTATCGTAGAAGATAATGTACGGTGGCAAGTTTCTTGCGAACGGTGCAGATACGTGTGTCTATGACCCTCCGGTCAGCTGCGACCCTCCGAATCCAGGAATGGATGTCCAAAACAAAGTCTCACGCATTGTGTCACTTACTTCAGGTGAACGCGAGAAACAAGCCCTGCTTAAGAACGTGATACAAAAGGTTGAACCTGTATTTCCACGGATTCGAGACTTTGTCAACCTTGCGTCTGACTCGTGCACCCCTAAATTCAAGCCAGAAGACGAACAACAATCGTGTAAAGTTAAAGGTCTTTCGACTGGACCGCTGGTCAATCTCATCACCCCTAAACAAGGGAATGACTTTTATCGTTATATTGGCACTCCAGACTTCAAGACCAAGTTTCCAGCTGCGATGATGAACCTTGCAGTTGCAATGAGTTATCTCAATGAATATGGACTCATGCACACGGATTTGCATGCCGCAAACATTGCGTTTATGAACGGTCGTCTGGTCGCCCACGATTGGGGACGAGCATTCGACAGCCGCGATGAGAAAAAGGTCAAAGACTATTTCGATTGGGCCAAAAGCACGAAGGGGGTGCAGGGACGAGGTGAGTATGAAAGAATTTTACCCATTCTCAACAATACAGGCTATTTCACAGGTCTCGTGAAACGAACCACGAAAGAAGGAAAACAGAAACTACACTTGGTTCTAACTCGGTCGTGGGATACCTTGGCATTGATAGGAACCTCCGAATATGATGGTCTCATTAACAATGAAATGGTCCAACGTTTCTTAGGTGCGTTCGTGGGTATTGTAGCACAGAATGACGCAGACTTTTCGAACAATCTTCGTAAAATCATACCCATTGCATTTACCCCTGCGGTTGCTCCTGCGGTTGCTCCTGCGATTGCTCCTGCAGTTGCCCCTGTAATGGTTCCACCACCTCCTGCGCCGGTTAAGGTCAAAAAGACACGAAAGGTCAAGTCGAAGACACGTAAGTCAGTTGCTCCTGTGGTTCCTGGGGTTCCTGTGGTTCCACCACCTCCTGCGCCGGTTAAGGTCAAAAAGACACGAAAGGTCAAGTCGAAGACACGTAAGTCGGTTCCACCTGTGGTTCCACCTGTGGTTCCACCCATGGTTCCTGTGGTTGCTCCTCCTGCTCCTGTGGTTGCTCCTCCTGCTCCTGTGGTTGCTCCTGTAGAACCACCCAAGTCAATGGCTAAGTCTATGTACGTCACTCCTTCCGTTTCAAATCAAGAAGTGGCTGAACTTCGTAAAGACATTGAAGTCTGCGATGAAGAAGTGGATGAGTTACGAAAGAAAGTCCAAGACATTGCAGCGCTTACCAAGCTCGGTCCTCGACGAGGTGGAAGTACTGTTTCCTCCAAGTTTGATCGATGTGTGAAGAGCGTGCGAAAAACAGTCAAGGCTCGGAACAAGGAATCTGCAGCAATTGGGATTTGCACCAAGTCGGTCTTACAGACACGAGGACGCACGATGAAACGCTATCGCAAAGGACGCTTGACTACACAGAAGCTTCGAGTGCCTGCTTAGCGGCTAACTGTTCAGCCTTTTTGCGTGTGCTTCCACTTCCGTAGGCTAAGTGCTTTCCATTCGCATCACAGACCGCAACGCGTATCTCATTCTTCTTAGGATCATTGGATAACATCTCATAGGTCGGTGTGCATTTCAGATCACGTTGACAGTATTTCTGAAACAAGTCTTTGTAATTGGTTGCACCGGTCACGACTTCTTCAATCTCAACATAGGTCTCCATCACAGTGGTTACAAAGGCATAGACTACTCCAAACCGATTTCCACAGTCGGTCCACAGTGCACCAATAAAGGCTTCAAAGATATCCCCTAGTTTCTTCGTATTGGTACGTCCTGCAATGGCAGGCGATTCTTCGTTATGACGACTAATGATGTAATATCGATCCAATCCAATTTGTTTGGACAATTGACCAATTCGCTCATTGTTTACGAGCTCTTTACGTGCATCGGTTAGAAAACCCTGCTTCTTCTCAGGATACTTTTTGCGAAGATACGTGGCAATACAGACACCTAAGACTGAATCGCCTTCAAACTCTAAACATTCATACGATTCATCTTGAAGGGGCATCACACCTGGAGGACAAGGAGCAAGATAGGCAAGACGTCCGTCTGGTGTAGTGTAATCGGTTCTTCGAACATAGGTTGTATGGACCATGGCTGTTTGAAACATGCGTGGGTTGACCACCCTATAGTGAGGCAGCCCATGCTTGTGAAGAATTGAGTGAATGTCCTTTTCAGTAAAGACACGATTTGCAGGGTTGTAGGGACTATAACTATCCATTACAGTCTATCTCCTGGCTTGATTTAGGTCCGTTTTAATAATATTGAGGAAACACCATGCGCAAGGTGGCGTAGACCGCGCCAAAGACAACTGCATGGGTCACGACTTGAACGCGGCGCGATGAGCCTGGGGGGAGTGACAAAAGAACTCCAGGGGACAACAGAATGAAGAGAAGCACTGGAATAAGTACGTTGAGGTCCATTTGTATACTGGCACTTAAAAATATCTTGCATCAACATCATATATTGATGGAAAAAGCTTTGATCACCCTGACTGCCCGTGTTGTTCGCGCCCATCGAGAGATGGCACCGTGTATCGCGAGAATCCATACAGGGTTCATGGTAGAGACAAATCTTCAAACTGTGGAAAAAGACCTTCAACAACTGCAAGAGATGCTTCGACAAGTTCGAGAAGCACAGAAAGCACCCCCTAGGACCTATCACTCAAGTAATGTTTTCAACTCGAACGAATATTCATCCGCAACCAAAGTGTGCTCATGACGACGCACGATCTCTTTCATTACATCTTCCCCATGTTCCGGAAGAATTTCTATCAAGTAGTTCTGAAGTTGCTTCTTCGAAAGCGACCACCCCTTCTTCCATTCCCCTGGCTTTTTCACTTGAAACACCATCTTCGACGCATTGAGTTCAATCTTTGCAGGTAAAGTTGTAGATTCAGTGTACGCAGCGGCTAAATCCAACTCAAGCGTTTGTCGATGTTCGCGAAGGTCTTTTGCGCGAGTGTTTACGTCTGCGAGTTGCTTGTTGTTTTCTAAATAGCGAGTGAGTATTGGCTTTAGAGTGTCCATAAAAAGATTGGACGTGATTTAAAAGCGTCCGTTTTGACAATAGGATGTTTGACGAAGACGAAATAAAACGGCTCTGTGAAGTCTACAACCGTGAACATCCAAAGGAACGACCGATAGCCTGTAAGCGATCGATGGAAGCAACCTGGAAGGAATTACAAAAACGACTGGCATCCAAGTGCAAGACCGGTCGATCGGAATGTATCGTCTCCAGTCTCTTACGTCGACCTAAAGCTCCGAAAGAGTGGCAAGTCAACCGTGAAGAATGGCTGTCTTCCGATGACATTGATGCATTAGAAAAGAACTATATGGACATCTTTGCAGATTATATGTATGTGGGTACAGTTCCTATGGATTTTGATCTACAAGACGAAACTCGCAAGTGTGTCGTCAGCACGTTGTGTTCGATGAAGTTGAAGTCTCTCTACGACAAGGGAAAGCAACGTATTGGAATTGTTGTGAATACAGATCCACACGATGGTCCAGGTCAACATTGGGTTGCGGTGTTCTGCGACATTCGTCCTGAATTGGAGTATCCTCGTGTCACCTATTTCGATTCGTATGGAACCTCGCCTGAGCCTGAAATCAAAACGTTGATGAAACGTTGGAAAGAGCAGTGGGATGCAACTGGAATCCATTCCAAAGGGATGAAACTGACCTACAACAAGACACGGCATCAGTATAAGGATTCTGAATGTGGAATGTATTGCTTGTATTTCCACTACGCATGCCTCATGAACCTTTCAATGAGCCGTTCGATGCCAGACGATGTCATTAACGCATTTCGTAATTTGTTGTTCACAATGCCTAAGAAAGAAACATAGGAAGTAGAATAATGGAGTGGCTGATTACCATCGTATTAGTGTTGTTCATTGTCTACCTTCTCTACGATGAAACTTTAGGCGAAGCACCAGTCTTTACGCCTCGAAAACGATTATGTGATTACTATGTCGCTGGATCAGTCTATCAAGACATTCCAGCTGCATTGGCTCGTGGAGTGCGTCTTCTTGAAGTCCATGTGTATTCCGATGAACGTGATCAACCCGTCGTCGCACTGAAACCACAGAACGATGGATACGACTATACAGAAGAGAATGTATCGTTTGAGTCCGTCTGTATTGACATTATCAATGACGCCTTCCCCTCAGACGATCCGTTCATCTTATCCATTGTGCCTCACACACTCAAGACAGTGACGTTGGATTTAGTTGCAGAACATCTGTTGACTATCTTACGTCGTCGTCTCATTACTACACATAACCCCATTCCTACACTTCCTTTAGACGTGTTAAAGGGTAAGATCATCATTGTGTCTGGAGGTACAATTCACGGATCCAAGCTTGAACCTCTCGTGGACCTCTCCTGGAACGAGTCTGGACTTCGTCGTCTCAGCTATCAACAGGCACTTCACCCTCGTGATCCTGAAGACCTAGTGCGTTTCAATAAGGACCATATCACCTTGGTGGCTCCAGAAACAGAAGTGAAGACGGTCGGTGCCAATCCAAACCGTCCTAAGGCGCTGGGGTGCCAGTGGAATTTATTGGACACAACAGGAAGCGGCTTCGTAGAGAAATCGTTTCTTGTGCGTTAAATAAAAATGGAATCAATGGACAACAAGATGGGTGGCGAAGGCGAAATGAAGGGAGGTAAGAAATCAGCATGGATGACCCACGTCAAGAAGACTATGCGTGCCAACAAGGGTAAGCCTTTGTCCGCGGTCTTGAAGATGGCTGCCAAGTCCTACAAGAAGACTGCCAAGGTCTCTAAAAAGAAGAAGAATCGCGGTATGTTTGGCATGTACGGCGGTGGAGGTGTTGCAAGCACTGCAGGAGAAGTCAGTGGTCAAATGGGCGCTCGTCGTCGTCGCGTAACCAAGAAAAACGGATCTAAGAAGTATTAAACACTAGACTTCCCCCCTGCCAGAATGGATCAAGACCCTAAAACTCGTAAAGAAACCAAGAAGACCGCAAAAGACAAAGCCAAAGGTAAGGACACATGTTACTCTGCGAAACATGTGCGCCAACTGGAAGCCCTGAAAGACAAGAAGAAGTAACTATAATAAGTATTTATGAGTGGCACGTCGTGTCATTCTATGATCTCGCTGCTTCGTATACTTTCCACCCCTCATACGCCTACAGGTTTTTCCCTTGTACGTCTTACGTGAGCAACCGCTCTTGTAATACGCCAATTGAGCCATATAGCCACGATACCCTTTGAGTGGAGCTTTTGCAACTGCAGACAGTGTATGCATGAGTTTGTACATCCATTTCGTATACTGCTTTTGACTTTGTAAGTCTGGTTCATTCGCAGTAAGATAGGATTGAAAGACAGACCGAAAGCTTTCAAACGGATAGGCAGCGGCAAGATGATGCAGGAACTCACGTTGAATCGACATATCGCGTGGCTCAGGCTTGTCTGGGAAATTATAGGCAATCGACATCAAGAAATCTCGACCTGGAACTGCGTTGGGTTTCATTGCACTATATCGAGCCTTCACGTCCTCAAAGGTTGGATCTGGACCTGGATCAATCACTGCAGGATCGTCTGCACATTGAGACCGAAGTTTATGGTTGACTTTATTGTGAATGTCATAGAGCCACCGATCATAGGGCTGAGTGAGTGGATGCTTTGTCACATACTCTGTGGTGGACGCACGGCAATACTTACAGGGAAGAACGAGATGCATATCGTCCAAGACATCACGCGCATTGGGTGAAGTAAACGCAATCAAATGAAAAAGTTGCCACCCTGACGGCCCCCAGAACCGTGTATCCATTACTCCTCTTATGTTAAAAGATTATCCTTGTTAACAAACAAAATGCTTGATACAAAGGATATTATCATCTTAACGGCTGCGTTCTACCTTGGGTCTGTGGTGTCTCGCTTTTTCGCAGCCCTCACCGACGGTGTCATTTCCCCTCTTCTCGCCCCCCTTGGAGGCAAGGGTATTCAAGAATCCGTTATGGTCATTGGAGGCGTCACACTCAAGACTGGTGAACTCTTGGCTGCAACCATCCAGCTCATGATTTCATTCGCCATCGTGGTCTACATGATCGGCATCCTCCGCACCTACTACCTCTCCAAGATCGGTGCTTCACACGGAACCAAAATGATGTAAATAGAAAAACCTATCAGTGAAGTATAAATGGATCCATCAATCGAACCGCCTAAACAACGAACCTGGGGTGAATATGTTGGTTCGTTCAATCCTTTCGGAAGTTCAACACCTGCCCCAACACCTGTTGGAGGTCGTAAGTCTAAGCGCGGTCGCACCTATCGCAAGGAGAAGCGTCCAGCTAAACGGCGCCGAAACGGAAGGAAGTCCATCCGTTCCTAGAGTATTTGCCATGTCGTTCCTCCAATCGCTTCTTCAAATCCGTCGCACTTCCACGATGACCCAACTCGTTCTGTCGCTTCCACTCCTGGAACGTAGCTGAGACATCATTCCATGACACGCTGGTTTCCGGCATCAGTTCGTCAGTATGAACATACTCGCGAATGAATCGAGCAATGATATCTGAGTCGTCCTGGTACTCGTTGGTGTACGCATCCACTTCTGGAGGAGGAGACAACTTTCCAAGACCTTTGCCTTCGGTGTAGAGGTGAATGAGATAGCTCATGAAGCAGGTCGCCCACTCGGAAGACAACACCTTTTGCTGAATCGTCTCATCTACCATATACTGGTTCGGTCCTTGTGGGTTCATTACGAACTTGGACGGAAAGCCAATCACCTTCAATCGTCGCCAGGTGCCTCCGTCATTCGTATTCACTGGAGGCTTCTCGTTACATGCCAAGTGCATCTTGGCCTGAACATCAAATTCTACGATCTGCTTGGATCCTGCAAACAAGTCGCGTCCAGACACCTTCTCGCAACTCGTCAACTCCTTGAGAACACCTGTAGACAAGGGTTCTCCTTCATCTGGCTCAGACATCATCACGAAGCGGCGACCCTTCATACGAATCAATTCAGGAGCTGCAGCACCTGCCTTGTTACGCTTCTGCGTGAACATCGCCACATTCACCTTGTAGCAGTAGTCACCCATCGCGGTTGCCATCAAATTCAACAACATAGACTTGCCGTTCGAACCGTTGCCTGTCATAATCATGAAGCGAGGTTGGAAGACACCTGAGATACAGGTCGCAAGATGCTTCAGGAAGAACATACGAACACTGGGAATGGGTAAGATTTGTTCAAGGAAGACTTTAAGTTCTTTCCAGCAAGGGAAGTCGTGATACTTCATCTCAGGATTGTAGTCGATGTTCGTGCACATGCTGACATAGTCGTCTGGACGACCCTCTCGGAAGGTCTGGGTCAATGTGTCGAACATTCCATTGTTGAAGGCGATGATGTGCTTGTTATCATCGAGCTTCTTAGCGAACTCGGCATCGTGGAACAGCACTTGGCACTCACGCATGATGTTGTTCTTGAAGGCGTTGCTCTTGAGCTTCAATCGAACTGCTGAATACTGCTTCATCTTCTTCTCTGACTTGCATCCTTCACATTCAGGGTCAGGCTCTTTGTGCTGACAGGCTACATGCTTGAGTCGTTCTCCTTCAATCAGAGACTTCTCCAAGAAGACCTTGGCTACATCCGAGGAGAGACGCTTCAAGAGCTCTACACCCTTCTCAGAGTTCTTCCAGATGTGTCCCACATAGTAGTACCAGTCGTTGTTGACGAACGAGCCACATCGGAACTCATCTCGGTATTTTGCGTGAACGACCAAGGCTACATCGTAATCAGATGCAGTTGCAGCAGCATCATCGACTAGCTTGTCCACATTTCGGCTCTCAATGTCATCGTATCCGGCTCGGTTATCCTCTCGTGACCAGTATCGCAAGCTCTTTTCACCAAGACGTTCACCTTCGACACGGAAGCCAAATCCATTCCACTTGTTCATGCATTGAGACTGATTGTAACTGCCTGGCTTGCTTGCATTGATTTGCTCGCTAAAGTCTTGGAACACATCCTCTAGATCAGGGTGGATGTTCTTCAGGCAGACACCCACTTCAATCCACTTGTCATAGTCGGTGTGTCGCTCGGAGTTGAGGTTGAAGACATGGTCGCGAATGTATTGTTTACGAACTGCAGTCAAGGGTTCAATGTATTGTCGTCCAGGGGAGGAACCACGAGAATCGTTGGTCTCACGTGCAGTTGTGCGTCCACGTGACACACATCGAGCTACTTCAGTGGAGGGTGCCCTGCAGTTCTGCTCGCCGTGAGGTGTCAAGGGTGTCTCTTCCGACGCAACTGAACGTGTAGAGAGTTTGCGAATCAAGTCCAGTGTAGGCACTGCAGGGACATCGGTATCGACACTGAGTTCACTAGTTTGATAGTCGTAGTCTATCACATAACGAACCTTGTAAGGTAGTGCTCCGTCGTCCTTCTTCTTCGACCCTAGAACAGGCCAGTTTCCATTGTGATTGAGAGGGCTTGTGTCGTAGACCTTGTTCCAGTCGTGCATGAGACCAAGGTTTGGGAAGAACTCTTCCATTCGGCGCACCAAGACACGACGCACAGTCTCTTCCACAGAAGGACGAGACTTGATCGAGGGAATCTGGATATGGATGCCAGATGCAGAGAGGTTCTTGCTACGTTGGAAGGTAGGATTATCCTTCTCCAAGACATAGATTTCCACATCGTCTTTCAAGTCCACGAGCTTTCGCACTTCCTCCATATACGCCTTCACGAAGGCCATAGTTTGTTCTTGTGTATGCTTGTGCTCTTCAACGATCCCTTCATACTTGAAGTCCAAATCCACACGAAGTTGTCCAATTGCAGTGGAACGTTCTGTGTAATACATCGGCACGCCGTTCAAGAGGTTCGCATTGTAAAGCTTGTAGAATTCGTTTAGGTCATCTGAGTTCACTAGCCAATGGTCATGGCTATCCTCCATTGTAGAGAATGTATAGGGTTGTCCATTTGCTGTCTTCCGTCCTACCCTTTCCTGATCAGACTTTCCATTGGGATTTCCCTTTAGAAAGTAGTCAAGTTTAGTAGACATGCTGTATTAGTAGGGCCGATAAGTTATTGCAGAGCCGTCCGTTTTTACCGCACGTTTCCAGATTTCAAAAAGGAATCTATCCACGACAAACAAGAGACCAGTATGAAGTTCTGTAGCGAGTGT